CGCAAGATACCTTAGCGGAGCGGCCGTCCACACCTAATGCGGGACGGCACACCTTCGCCACAATGGCGGGGTTGAGCGTCACTGGAGTTCCAGGCTCCGTGACGGTTCTCTGGAACTTTTCCACCCAGAATCGCACTACACCCATGGCGGGTCAATGGTGCCAGTATGCTTGGTCCACATAACGTGGATCTGGCACCTCCGCACTTTTGAGTGTGTGAGTTCCCCTCTGTAATCAGAGGAGCACAACCGGTATACCATACCGGTTGGTGAAGGACGTCACCTCGACGTCCCAGATGTCTTCCCTATGGGGGAAGCCGTCCGTGAACTCATTGTAGTCCACGTGTAGCATTGCTCCTGGATCGGTTAGCAATGGTACATCCCACTCGGTTATACCGAGTGGGCGGAAGAGGTTGGTTGCCTCTTCAGTTCTGCCTATCATATAGATGGCAGGGTCGAGACAGATCACCTTATGATCTATCCCGGGGTACCTCACATCGAGGTGCCTTTTGACTCTGTAACAGAGTCTTTGATCGCGGGTAACGATACCCGTGTACTCGATCACCTCCCACTCTTTTGGTAGAGTGGCGAGGATGTACGAGTCCGACTCAATTACTAGATTGAGCCGGTCCACCACCCTTTTGGGTAGTGGTTTCCCGTCCCTCAGTAGGGCGAGAACATCGTCGAAACTTGATTCGGCGAAGTCTAGGTTCTCTTGAACCCAGAGACGCAAGATTTCACTTGCGTTCGGGTACCTTGTTCTTTGCAAGGTCCAGTCCCAGCCCAAATTCATTGGGTTGAGGTGTGGGATCTTGGTGTTGTCCACCATATAACCCCACCAATCCTGGAATTTGAATCCAGGATTGGCCCAGATGCTTCTAAACATCTGGGCGTCCACCTGGGGGTCAGTTGTATGCCCCCCGGTGAACTTCCTGTCTATACTGAAGACAGGTTCTGGCGGGGTTCTCCCCGCCATGAGGGCCGCATAATAGCAGCCTTTCGCGAGCTGGAAAAAGACAGCCTGCGGGTCCATCAAGTCATCAAACTTGGTGGACTGGATGAGATATTTATTATTCTCATCTCGAGGCACTATAACGGCCTCTTCGGGCAAAAGTGCCCGTAACCCCTCGATTTTCGGGAGGTACAAGTGGTGCTTGTTTACCACCTTGTCGAGTTTGTCACTTCTAACAAACTTGTAGCTAAACTTGTTGTTTAGCAGGGAAGACATTCTCCATTTTGTCTCCCTTGGATCGGCGGTTTTATCGTCGATCACCCTCCTTAAAAAGGAGTCTGAATGGGGCCAAGCCCCATCCCCACCAATCTCTATTGGTGTAAAAGGACACAGTGTGTCCCTATCCTGCGGCACTAAGATGTGCTGCAGAAGCGTCGCCTGGGCAAAAACCCTGGCGGCGCCCGGGTTCACTTGGTGAACCCAGCGCGACTCCTTTCCAAGGAGCGCGAACCTACCTATGTTCGTCATAGAGTAGGCGTCTGTCTCAATAATTTGAGGCAGCAGGAGCCGGATCCTGGGATAATCCAGGTATGATAGCTCCTGTCCACGTCTCATTTGGACGTGTAGTGACTCCGATGCCTTTTGGGGCAGCAGAGTCCCTTCCTCGCAATAAAATGCGAAGGTACTCGATACATACGTATCGAGGTCGGAAACCTTGAATATGGTACCGAGAGTTTGGAGATGATTCTCCAACTTGCGACGATCACTTTCTAAAGCGATCTCGTCATCACCGACCAATGTGTAGGTGGTGAGCCCACTCAGTTCACAACAATACTGGTGGGATAGAGTGAGGATGACTTTGGTCATCATGTCACCCATTAGCCAACCTCGGTTGGCTACGACGAGGCTGTACCCAGCCCCGTTCGGCAAAAAGCAAAACCTTTTGCCACAGTACTTTGTCTTTGCAAGTACTGCCAACCCGAGTGGAAAGTCGGGTTGGTCGGACGCTTCTATGAGCGCCTGCCAGATTTGACGGGCCACACCTTTGTGGCCCCAATCTGTTGCCTCCGACAAGTCTGTCGAGAGGGCGTATACCTCATTTTCAACGAGGTTTTCCCAAGCCACATCCTGTGGGTTGAGTACCTTTGAGAGGAATCTCCAAAGGTGTCGGTCGGCCTTAAGGCCAGACCGTATCTGCCTGCCCTTAAGGGCAGGTTGGAAGAGGTGTGCGAACACCCCCATGATCACCTGATAGGCATATGGTGCCACGGTGATCGTCCGA